TTACGCTTTATGGAAAGTTACCAGCTCAGGACGGGCGATGCGCAGGTAATCCTGGGTATCCATAATCACGGATTTCTCCAGCAGGCCAGCGTTAAACGCGATTTCGTCAAAACGCTCGAACAGCAGCGGGTCGGCAACCAGCGCCAAATCAGGATGGAAGCTAAAGGGCGGGATAGCGCCGAAAACGCAGGCGGTCAGGGTATCGACCTCGGCCGGGCTGGCGAGGGAGGCCTTTAGCCCGCCAAAATGGCTGGCAAGCTGGCTCAGGTCAGCCTGCAGATCGGCGGCGAGGATCGCCAGAACGTGTTTTTTTACGCCGTTTCCCTTCACCTTACAGACCAGGGCTTTGGCGCCTTGCCGCAGATCGGTTCCGCGAATTTCACTTACAGCTTCACATTTCCCGACCGCCTCGTGCTCCATGACGCGAAACCGCGCGCCCTGCTCGGTGAGTAAGGTAATCAGTTGCTGGTGGGTTCCTGCCCCAATAACGTCGTCAGTCATAACGATTTCCCGGTGATAATCCAGTATGCAGCGTTCTACATTAGCACGGGATGAACGGGGTCGAAAGAAAACAGCCAGCGCTTTCGCTGGCTGTTTGATTATGCGTTGCTGGTAGAAGATTGCTTGTGGAACAATTCGATGATTTTTATTTTATTGTTTAATAAGGTTAATTTTTCTTCCCCAAATCATCCCCAAAACAAATCCCCAAAACTCATATGAAGCCAGCTTATCATTTGGCACTTTCTAAAAGTTATCTGTCTCGCTAAATCACAAGTTTGTTCCATTCCAGGCCACGATCATCTCCATACATTGTGCTCATCGCTTCAGTTTTATGTCCAAGCAAAGTTTTGACATCAATACCCTGTGCTTTATAGGTTCTAGATGAAAGCGAACGCTGCTCATGAAATGGTGGTAGGGCAATGCAATCCTTTGGCCAGTCAATATTTGCTTTATCCCTCGCTTCTTTGAAATACTTAGATATTGTTTTTTCAGGAACGTGAGAACCAGCTTTACCGTAAGCATGATGTTTCACGTGGTGTATCAGAAACGGGCTCACAACTCTGTCTCGACACTTACTTATTACTTCTGCGAGCGTCATGCCGATAGCATCACACCGTAAATTTAAAGGAATAGCTAACTTCATTCCTGTTTTACTTTGGGTTATATGAAGATGATTATCCCATATATCACTAAACTTCATCGCCACTATGTCACCAATCCGTTGACCCGTCACCAAAGCCAATAGCATGGAATTCTGAGCGCATGGTGGCAATGTTCCCGCGCTTTCATAGATTAGCTTCCATTGTTCGATACTGAGCCTGCTTCGCTTGACCTTTGCTATCGGATTTTTAACTGCTAAAGCAGGATTGTAGCCGGGTTCAACCTCACCAGCATGTTGAGCCTCTTTAAATACGTCGTTAAGCACACTCCTAATCAGCTGACCCATTCGATGTTTACCTTCAGATTTATATTCATCAATAATTTTTGCGATTAACTTCGTGTCAACATCTTTTAGTCGAACGTTAGGAGCTCTGTCGGCTAGAACTTGAGCACATAATCTCCTGGATTTTACGGTCGGTTTTTTTATTTCTCCGTCACGCATCCTTTCCATCTGAATATCTACGTACCTTTTTATCCAGTCTGCGACTCGAATTCCTTTCTCTTTCTTGTCTGTCTTCTTAATGGCCATATCGATAAGAGCGAAGGATTGACGTGTTTCCTGCTCAGATGTTATCCGATTTAACTCCGTAGCAGCAGCTTTGGCTGCCTCTTCATCTGTTCCAAAACCAACAAATGTTCCAGTGACAGGGTGGCGATATTGCCAGTAGATTTTTGATGTACGTTTATCCAACTTGCAATACAGGTTAGGTATTTTAACGTTATGCTTTCTGGGGCGAGCTGCCATTTATTGCTTTCTCCACTAACTGGCGAGCCTTGTCTGATAATGATGATGAAATATCAACATTGCTTACCATGCCAATAAAACGAGCGTCCTCATCTATAACCCAGCGGCGACCTTGCTTTAAAGCTGGTGGGAAAGTTTGCTTAGTCTTGGCTATTTTGTTTAGTGCTGAGTTACTTAATGGATATTTGAAACCATTAGGACCCGAAGCCCACTCATGTAGTGTTACTAACTGCCCCATACGTTGCTCTCCACTTAACCGGCTGCACCCGGCTATCTCTTATAAAAAATGCATGATGAGCAACCACCACGGAGCCCGTCATTGCAGGTACGACATCTTTTTGTTTCGGTGTAATAGAGCTGGTGGACCATCTCCTTTGGCATGAGAACCGGCATCGGCACACGGATAACCAGCTTCTTGAGCCTGTCGATTTCGCCAGCCAGTTCCAGCAGGCGGAAACGACAATCCTCTGCCTCTTCACGCCACCAGGCCACGTCTGCTTTAAGGCGGCGCATGCGCCGCTGTTTGAGTTTGCTCACCATGGCAGCCACCCCATGCCCTGAAGTGCTCCTATGACAAGCAGCACGAACATTACTGCGTCGAATGGGTTAGGCATGGATATTCACCTTTATCGCGAACACCTTCACCGGGTCAGGTCCGAAGTGTGGGTGTGTTATCGTCTTCACTTCGTAGCCAGCGTACGGGATGTCTATACGACGGTCAGCATCGTCTTTTCTTGGATAGCCGCGGGTAATAATCAGGCGGTCAAAGCGGCGCGGTAACTGCTGGTTATGACCATGTGAGAGCCTGCGGCACCAGTACGGATTTACCAGACGATACTCTTCCACCTTCTCACCGCGTTTCATCTGGTCGAAGTATTCACCGTTAACAGCCAGCTGCAGATTAGCCATTCTTCACCTCCCGCTGCGGTGCTGCTGCGATCATGGATTTATAGCGATCCGGGAATCTCGGTCTATCCCACGGCATGCCCATTGCCTCGCACATCTGATAGGTCGGCTCGATTGGCACAGCCACCCAACCCTCCGGCAACTTGTAAGCCGTCGTTACAGGTTCGGCACCCTGAAGCATGGCGGCGCGGCAGGCGTTCCAAAGTTCATCTGCGAAATCGCAAGCTTTTCCTCCACCACCACATGCCTGACTGAGGACATCAAAGACGCTATCGGGAATATCCTTAGGCACAGATACCGGCTCGGCGGTCAGTGCTGCCAGTGCGATTTCAGCCAGCTTGAGGTGAATCACCGCCGCATCAGAAGCGCCAGGGATTCTTTCAGCAGCACCGCGAAGAACCTCAATATTCTTCTTGGCCTGGTCAATTAACTGCTCTTTGGTGAACTCTTTGGTAATAGTGCTCATGGGTTAGTCCTCCCCCCATTCATCGCAGTAGGCATCAACAGGCGTTTTCCCGGCATCGTAATCCTCACGCCAAGCATCAGCATCGGCGGCACTACCTCCGCGCAGGTCTGCATAGTCCATCAGTTGCTCATGCCATTCTTCAAATGTGGACGTTTTGTTTGTTGAACTAAAATCTGCCATATCACTCTCCTTTGCCGGCTGCGGGGGCCGACTCTTCGTAGGCGCGTTTGGAGGCATTCAGGATGCCAGTCAGCGGCGTGTAAGCACCTCCGTCTGTGATTGTGTTGTGAATTCCAGCCATTGCTTCACGGAGTATACTGTGGCTGCCTGACAGCTCAGCAATCCGCTTCTCTGCGGCATCCAGCTCATCCAGCAGCGCCAGCATCCGTTTCGCAATGGCTACTTCGTCAGGGAACTCCTTTTGCCATGCTTCATTGAGTAATTTGCTACTGACAGGGTTCATGCTGAAACGCTCTACCATGAGAACAGCCAGTTCTTTCGTTATTGCTAGCGCGCGTTTGTCGATGTTGCTCATTGGGCGGCCCTCCAGCCTTCACAGTCAATGTCACGACAACCATCAAAATCGTATGGGTTTAACTGCCAGCTAATCTTTCCGCAGCAAGGGCAATTCCATCGAACCTTCCCGCTACGTGCCTTTTTTCGGTTGTGCTTCTTCAGCCAATCAGGCATGACCAGACCCGCAGCCTGCACCATGGTGCGCCTGTTAAACTCATTGATACTGAACGTACGGCGCTTAGCTTTGTCAGCCAAAGCAAAAGGAATCCAGACAATCCCTGGCTCAGCCGTGTTAGCGGAAACAAAAACGAATGCCTTGCTGAAGTCATCAGTTGGAAGTCCGCCATGCTGTAGCCAGTACACATCGTTGCCGTTCCAACTTCCTTTTTTGTAGGCCACATAGGACTCACAGCCAGGATCAATAACGCTTTCGGTAGGTATGTACTGACAATCGACATGCCAGACAGCCATGGAATCAACACTGTCAGCGCAAACCGGCTGATCAATCTCTCTACCCAATTCCCAGCTTCTTTGAGCTTCTTCACGGGTGTACACGTGGGCGCGGTCGATATTAGAGCTATATCCGTTGCCGTTGTGGCAGTGGAATGACGCGTTACTGCCAACCGTTTCGCGAGTACAAAGCATGTAAAATCTATCGCTCATGACCGCACTCCTTTGCGAAGCAGCTCAGCGAATCCACGCGCCGCGTGGCTAACTGCGGTTAATGATTCTTTGTGCTCAACACCTGGTTTAATATGCTTGTCATTCCATGCTGCAAACATCTCAGCACCGCTGGCACGCACTTCAGCCAGGAAAGCGTCGGTAGCCGGGGTTTCGATGGACGGAAGAAGCTCGTAATCAGACCATCCAATCCAACCGTTTTCCTCTGAAGGTTTTTCGAATTTATTTTCAACGGCTTTCTGAACAATGACGCCCCAACAGATGGTGTCGGTTTCCTCTGACCATCCCACTGAAGATGCTTCGTCGCGCTCTCCGGCAAGGTCAGCATCTGCTGATTTCATTGCCAATTCAGCAGTGTCATGCTCTTCAAAACCAGCACTTTCGCTATAGCTGAAGTACTTAAATCCAGCCTTCAGCCCCGCATTCTCCGCAGCCAGCGCAGAAGCATCATTGCGAACCTTACGCAGTTCCAGAACAGCAACCTGAACTGCATAAGCGAACATAGCGGAAGGGCGGTTACTATCGGTCTCAGCATCGCGCTGCATGTTGACTGCAACAGTCATAAGTTCATCAAGCTGTTCGCCGGTCATTGGTTTATTGGCTGTCATGATTATTTTCCTGCTGGAGTTTGTGCTGCTTAACGAAGTGGGCCACTGCTTTTGACTGGCTTGTGACGATCCCATTCAGGATTACGTTCTTTCCGCGATAGATTTGCGCGGTTCCGATTTCAATCCCTTCCAGTTTCACGAAAAGCGTTTTTCCTACTACCTCTGTTTCAGGCACTGGCTGGGAAAGACGATATGTCTCACGCGCCTCAGCAATCGCTTTGTGCTCGTCCATAATGGCCAGCGCTTCAGCAAGGGCCGCGCCTTCTAAAGTGAAAACACCTTCATCACTGATCGAGGCCTGGGTCATCAACTCAACGAAACGGCGCGCGTCCTTTACGCTGAGTTCCGGAGCGATAGAACTGCGGGTAACTTTCGTTTTGCCCTGGGCAGCCGCTACAGCCTTATCATGCTGCAGAACTTTTCCGGCCTGTTCGCCATACTCCATAACGCGATCAACAGCGACATCGACTGACACAGCACCGGATTTAACTTCCTGCTGAACGTCATGGTTCGCCGTGCTCAGGAGCAGCAACTTCTCTACCGTGGCCACTGACTTATTGACCAGTTTCGCTATTTCGCTGGTGGTCTGATTGAAGGCGTTATGCAGTTCCTGAATAACTGCAGCCTGCTCCATATCGGAGAGCGGCAGCTGGTTATTACTGGTCATGATGCGCGCCAGTCGCTGCACATCGTTACCGTTGAACGGCATGATGTGGATTCGGTCTACGGGCTTTCCAGCTTCATCACAGCGCGCATAGCAGCGGCGACGGCGGTGACCTTCAACAACCCACACTCCACCTTCATCACGAGCGATAACTTCCAGCGGTGGAACTGATCCGCCGTTCATCAGGTAGTTGAACAGGTCATCATCAGCCTGTCGGGTGCGTTCATCATCTTCACGCTTGTTGAAACCTTCACGAACGTGGATATCGGAAAGAGCGATAAACATCCCCGTATCGGTGCGCTTAATTACACCGGCCTTGGTCATTTGCTTGAATGAGTTAGCCATTAGAGAGCAACCTCGTTATTCAGGGAAATGACGACATGAGTGAGCTCACGCAGTTCTCGCTGAGCTTCCAGCAGATGCATGTTGGTAGGCGTTTTGGTGTGGCGCTCTTCGATGCGGTCGCACTCTTTGGCCCAACTCGCTACATCCTGGCGAAGGGTGGCATTCAGCTCTGCTAGTTCCTTGCGCTGCGCCAAGGCTTCACAGAGCGCGACGCTGGTAACATCAAGGCGTGTAGCCAGTTCGTTAACCATCCATCCGTAAGCGGAAGGGAGGAGAGGGGCGGCCTTGCGAGCTGCGTCAATAAGCTGCTCTCTGGTCATGCGTGGTTGTAACTCGGTGACGTTCTGTGTGTTCGTCATGGATAGTTTCTCCGTGTTATAAGCGCTCTGCACAGCGCTGAATTTTGGTTGCACGAATCCCTCGCCTGTTGGCGACAAAAATAAATGGGTTTCGTTTTAGTAAGCACCCAACCAGGGCACTTAGTGAAACGGGCGGCTGCCACCGCCAGTTAGCTTCTCCACAATTTGGAGCGCGTTCCCCTGAGGTTGATTTAACGACTGAGGCCTCTCAAGGAACCGGCTGAACGCGCTTTCAATTGTGTAAAAGGGGCGGTCGACATTAAGGACATTCACAACTGCCGACCGCCAAGACTACACACAGCATCTGGTACAGCTACTACGGTTACCACATCAAAAAGAGCACTACCGCGTTCTGCCGTTCCATCCTGGCTTTTGGTGCATCAACGGCTGCGAGATGTTTTTTGCATGCCAGCGCTCTTTTGGTTATGGCCTTGTCTCTTCCGAGGTGTCACACCTGATCGCCACGCTGGTGAAACGTCTCTGGCTGTCGTACTCGCCTAGCTTGCACATTCCGGCTACCCGCTGGATCTGGATACTGAAAGGAATCCCCGGACCGCTGCGGCACATGTGCCATATACCGTACTGCTAACTTACCGATGGTCTTAAACATCATCACCCCGGTGCATAATGAGTATCACCAATAGTAATTAAATGGTCAACACCTGTAGTGATAAAAATATCACGCAGAGTGTTAACTTTATGATTAGTAAGGTGAAAAAAGATGCAAAAAAAGGAGCCGATTGGCTCCTTATTCGAAGATAGTTTCAGGCCATTGGGCCTTAACGACTTTGCCTATTATCCTACAATTCTCATTACATTCAATGGCCTGATAGCGAGGGCTGGGGTTTAAAGGTTCGAGCCAGGGCTTCCCGTCTTCACGAACAAATTTTTTAAAAGTAACCTCTGAATCGTTGAATATTCCAGCAACACAGAAATCACCAGGCTCAACATCCTGTTCAGGATCTATGAGTATGAGCATTCCCTCAGGAAAGCTCGGTTTTACTCCTGGAGGCGCAGTCATCGAATGACCTGATACCTCAAGCCAAAAGGCGGAGTCACTAGCTTTAACAGTGGTTGAAACCCATTCCTTCGCGTCGCGTTCAGTGTATGAGCTAACAGGGCAAAATGAGCCCGCCTGCACTTCAGTTAACAGTGGGTACTCATATACAGAGGAATGATTCCTTCCGTTCGCAATCGCCTCAAACATAGCTGATATCTCAGCTGCAAGGGAAGGACTGAAATCATCGACTTTTACTCCGAGAATTTTAGCGAACTGCGCGGCATGAGTAGCGTTGATAGCATTTGTGCCATTCAGTAACTGAGCGACACCACTTTGTCCCATACCCATTTGCTCAGCCAAAGTCTCCTGTGAAAGCCCAAGCGCTTTTTTCTTGGACTCAAAGATAGCTTTCAGCCTGTTGGCATCGGCGATTTGTTCGGTGGTCAATGGTTTCTTTTTCATTCTCATAATTTATCACCGCACGGCATAATCACCAATCACCGCTAGTGTTGACATAGTTATCACTAACAGTGATACTTCTTGTGTGCAAACCACGAGGAAAAACAATGAAGATTATTCCGCTCTCTGAATATGTTTTGGAAAACGGTCAGGCCAAAACCGCTGAGGCTCTTGGGGTATACCAAAGCGCCATCAGTAAAGCCCTCAAGCGTAATCGCCGGGTAAATATCCTGGTAAACGAAGACGGGAAAATTGAAGCCGAGGAAGTTCGACCATTCCCTAACAAAAACAAACCTGTTGATCCTGACGTTGCTGTAACACCGTAACCCAGCAACCAGCATTACGTAACTACCAAAGGAAAAACAACATGGTAGAGCCAAGCCTGAAAGAAGTAGTGAAAGCGATGTGCAAAGCGTATCCCGGTGGCCGTGAGGCAATGGCCGGTGCTCTTGGCATGTCAGTAACGCAGTTCAACAACAACCTGTACGAGAAGAATGGCTGTCGCTTCTTCGAAGTGAACGAGCTGGAGGCGATGGAGGACATTTCAAACACGTCTCTCCTGGCAGATTACTTTGCACGTCGTCGCGGCGCATTGCTGGTGGACGTTCCTCAGCTGGAAGACCTCGACCGTGTCGATCTGTTTACCCGCGCTATGAGAACTGCAGCAGCACGTGGTCAGGTTGATCAGATTATCCAGAAAGCTCTGGAGGATGGAGTGATAGAACCGCATGAAGCCGAAGAGATTCACGAGCATCACCGCCGTCATCTGGCTGCGCGTGAAGAAGAAATCCGCGCGATTGTCGCGCTGTTTAGCCGTAATAAAAGCCCAAAAAAGTGACGCCCGCGAGTGTGCAGCTCCGGGCGTCTTGGCGTGTCGTATTCAGTGGAGAAACTAACGCATGAACAGTTTAAACCGATTGAGACCAGCGAAGCAATTCAGATGCCTTCCACTGGTGGGAAAAGATTCCCCGTTCGGCTATGTGGAGAGATTAAACGAGCAGGCTGACACGAACAACTACCAGCCTGAGAACGCGATGGTAGAGGCTTTTGCTCTGATGAACGAGAAGGGGCGTGAGGAATGGCTGAAGTTAACCGGCGGTTCAAGGACCACTACGGCGTCCCGGTCCATGTCATCAGATGGGAGCCACAGACTCGACGCGTTATATACCTTCGCGAAGGGTACGATCATGAGTGCTTCAGCCCTCTTGAGCAATTCCAGCGTAAATTTACAGAGTTAAAGGACGACCATGAGCAGAATCTTTGACATCGTCCAGTCAATGTCAGGCCAGAAGAACGTAATTGTTCTTCCCAGACCGTACCTGCAGTTCTTTAAAGAAGATCAGCAGGCTCATGCGCTTGCTGCAATCCTTAATAACCTCGTTTTCTGGTCTGCTTTTGGTTCAGAAGACGGCTGGTTTTACAAAACACACAAAGAACTCGGGTCTGAGGCTGGCGAATTAACTGAAGACCAAACAGAACGCTTGGTAAAAAAACTTGTCAGCAAGTACCTACCGGGCGTCATTGAGACCTGTTCTCGCAAGGTCAACGGCACACCAACAAAACATTATCGTATTGATGGTGATGCTCTTATTTCGTTAATTTTTCCAAAGAATAACGATTCCGCGAAGGTGCGGAATGGGAAACGTGAATCTGCGGAATCAAAACCGCGAAGCTGCGTTTCTCAAACCGCGAATAATGGGAATCTTGGGAGCCGCGAAAGTACGGAATCCTATCTCTATACAGACTTTAACTCAGAGTTAAACAAGCAGACTAATAAACCTATTTGTCAGGTTGCAACGCAACCCGACGAAATAATCTCCAATCATGATTTGATAAATAACCAGGCCGTTTCAATCCTGAAGCATCTGAACAAGGTTACCGATAAGCAATTTCGTACAGTCAAAAGCTCCCTGGATAACATCCGCGCGAGGCTTCGTGAGAGTTTCACGCCCGAAGAGTTGCTCCTGGTTATTGATTACAAGCACGAGCAGTGGAAGGACTCGAAATACTACGAACACATGCAGCCAACAACGTTGTTCAGGCCGACCAAGTTTGAAGGATATTTGCAGAACGCGTTGCGCTGGAATAGCAAAGGTCGACCCAAACGAGAGGACTGGGACGCTGTCCGCAAACAGGATCCATTGAAATTCGGTCAGCCAGACAAAGCAATCCCCGCAGGTTTCAGAGGAGCGAACTCATGAGTTTTCTGAAAACAATTCAGTTGTTCGTGGCCAACAACCCAGGACTCACGAACAAAGAAATTGCTGCAGCACTGCCGGAGTATGCCTTGCACAGTGTTCAGCGTGCGGTATGCCGCCTGGTCATGCTTAACCGCGCTGAGCGCAAAGGAGAACGTCACAACTTTCGTTACTACGCAAAAGCGCCGGAAGGTCCTATCGGGCCTATCACCCCACGGATGCCGGTTGAGAAAACAGAAGTAATACCTGAGCCAAAGCAGGAAGCCGCACTAAACCCGGCTGTCATTGCGATGATGGACAAGGCTAAAGAGTTATCTGACAAAGGGCTTTATCTGCGCGCAGCTACCGTTCTGATGGAGGCATTCAATCGCTCAAAGAACGAAACCATGCGAGCCAAAATTCTCAAGGAACGTAAGCGCTGCCTGAATATGGCTCCGAGGGTTAAAACAACAGGTGACGGCTGGTGTCTGGCTGGCCGAGCGAGGAACGTCTGATGAAATACTCACTGATTTACGCTGACCCAGCCTGGGAATATGGCAACACCGTCAGCAATGGCGCTGCAATGAATCATTACGGCACGATGAAGCTGATCGACATGAAACGCCTTCCAGTCTGGGGCCTCGCTGCTGATGATGCTGTTCTGGCTATGTGGTTCACTGGCACTCACACCCGCGAGGCTATCGAACTGGCTGAAGCCTGGGGCTTTAAGGTCCGCACGATGAAGGGCTTTACCTGGGTGAAGTTCAACCCGCTGGCAGAGCAGCACATCAACAAAGTGCTTCAGGCTGGTGGAGTTGAGGACTTTTACGACTTCCTCGACCTGCTGAACACGCAGACCCGCATGAACGGCGGCAACTACACCCGAGCCAATACCGAAGACATGCTGATCGCCACCAGGGGTAATGGACTTGAGCGCCAGTGCGCCAGCATCAAGCAGGTTATCTACAGCCCACTCGGCGAGCACAGCCAGAAACCAGCAGAGGCCCGCTTCCGTCTGGAGAAACTTTACGGCGACGTTCCGCGAATCGAACTGTTCAGCCGCTGCGGTGCGCCAGGCTGGGACCACTGGGGAAACCAGTCTGAATCACCAGCAGTTCAACTCTTACCTGGTTATGTAAACACAATTTCTAAAGTGGAGGCCGCGTGAATGAGCTGGCTCTTTTCGCAGGCGCTGGTGGAGGAATACTCGGCGGCCACCTGCTTGGATGGAACACAGTATGCGCAGTTGAACGTGATGCCTACGCCGCACAAGTTCTCGCGCAACGACAAAATGATGGAATTCTCCGACCTTTCCCGATTTGGTCTGACGTGTGCAGTTTTGACGGAAAGCCATGGCGAGGAATTATTGATGTCGTTTCTGGAGGGTTTCCGTGCCAGGACATCAGCGCAAATGGAACTGGTGCCGGCATCGATGGAAAGCGATCAGGTTTATGGTCAGAGATGGCGCGAATTGTCGGTGAAGTACGACCTCAGTTCGTCTGCGTGGAAAATTCTCCAAGACTCAGAGGAAAAGGTCTTGCCGTGGTCGTCAGTGACCTTGCCGCATTGGGGTATGACTGTGAATGGTTCCGTTTATCAGCATCCAATTGCAGCGCGCCCCATACCAGAGACCGCATGTGGATTGTGGCCCACAGTGAAATCAACAATCAGAAGCGATTGCCCGAGCGAGAGGCTACGCCACGCGCCAGACTTGGTATCTGTTATCAAGATGAGGCCATTACCAGATGGAACGATGCCACCCCAGGATGGACAACTGAACCCGGAATGGGTCGAGTGGTTCATGGGTTGGCCAATCGGGTGGACAGAATTAAAGCCCTTGGCAATGGGCAGGTTCCACGAGTGGCTGCAGCAGCATTCTCCAAGCTTACAAAAAGTTGAGGTGGCAGCATGAAAAAGCTATCTGTCGAGGAAAATAATGCTGTTCGTGACGTTGCCCGTCAATGCTCAGATGCCATTAAGAAAGCCCTGAAGAAAAAGCCTAAGCCAAGCTGGAACGAGGCTGTACCTCCGATCCTGAAGGAGTACCACGAGAAGGTTAAACCGATGGGAGTAAGCCTGGTGATGTTCAACAGCGTAATCGGACGCCTGAACGGGCGTTATGGAGTCGAGTCATGATCGAATTAACGCCGCGTCAAAGTGAAGTGTATGAAGCTATCAAGGTTCACATTGAAAAGGTTGGCTTCCCTCCAACGTTGATAGAGCTTGCTGAACTGATTGGTTGCTCATCGCAGAACGCTGCTGCTGAGCACGTGAAGGCGCTTAAGAAAAAGGGTTACATCTCCATTGCTCCTGGCGCTGCCAGGGGCATTACCGTCGTCAAAACAGAATTGGATGCTGATCCGGTAGCGATCATTAAAGGCCTGTTATCCGGTGGAGACATGGCCAGAGATAATGCGGTGGAATGGCTGAAAAAACAGGGAGTGACTTTATGAAACTGGTGCTCCCGTTCCCGCCGAGCGTAAACACTTACTGGCGAGCCCCGAATAAGGGGCCGTTAAAAGGCCGCCATCTTATCAGCGCCAAAGGCAGGGCATATCAAAGCGCTGCCTGTGTGGCTATCGTCGAGCAGCTTCGCTTCCTTCCAAAACCTTCTACAGCACCGGCTGCCGTCGAGATTATGTTGTATCCACCTGACGAACGGCGCCGCGACATCGACAACTACAACAAGGCTCTGTTTGACGCGCTTACTCACGCTGGCATCTGGGAGGATGACAGCCAGGTGCAGAGAATGCTGGTGGAGTGGGGGCCGAAAGTACCCGGTGGACGAGTAGAGATATCGATCAAGAAACATGAACCACTGGCGGGTGCAGCCGCCTGATAAGTGGAGAAGAGCATGAATCAGATGAATATCACCGTAATGTGTCCGACTCATCACGCCGCCGCGATGGGACAGCAAATAACGATGTCCAGCCGTGAAATTGCTAAGCTGGTCGACTCACGACACAGCAATGTCTGTGTAACCATCGAGCGCCTCATGAATTCTGGTGTGATTGGGGGGTATGCTGCATTGCAGTACACCCACCCTCAGAACCAGCAGGTTTACCATTACTACGAAGTTAACAAGCGAGACAGCTATGTGATCGTTGCGCAGCTGTGCCCGGAGTTTACCGCCCGTCTGGTTGACCGCTGGCAGGAACTGGAGAGCGGGGCCGGGATGGTGGTACCGCAAACACTACCTGAAGCACTTCGCCTCGCTGCCGACCTTGCCGAACAGAAGCAACGCCTGAGTGAAGAATTGGCCATAGCAGCGCCTAAGGCTGAATTTGTTGATCGTTATGTCAAAGCCACTGGCTCAATGACGTTCCGGCAGGTTGCCAAGCTCCTTAACGCCAAAGAACCTGAGTTTGCGATGTTCCTCATAGAGAACGGCATCATGTACCGGTTAAACCGTGTTCTTACACCAAAGAGCAAGCACATCGAAGCAGGGCGATTCGAAGTTAAGACAGGGACCACCAACCAGACTAACTATGCATTCAATCAGTCCCGCTTTACTGCAAAGGGCGTGCGCTGGATTGGCGGCCTGTGGGCTGAACATATTGCTAAGGGGCAAATTGCGTGAGAGCCATACTGACACCTGAAGTCGCGCCATTGTCCGGGGTGGTGCTGTTTCGCCCTGGAAACGAACTACTGTGGCTGTTTCGTCGTGGCCGGGTGGTGATTGAAACGCCTTCCGAAGCAATCAAGCACCTGCCATCTGGACTGATTCCTGAAGCACACCAGCCACTGACGGATGAAGTCAGTGTGCAGGAGCTTTTCCTGAATGAGAGAGTTATTCAGCGTGCTGGTGGACTGAGTGGTCTTGATGCCTGGCTGGAACGTAAATTCGAATGTCAGTGGCCGCACAACGAATGGCACTCAAAGGACTTCACTCTGCTACGCCACGCCCCCGGCAGCATTCGCCTGTGCTGGGGATGCGATAACCAACTGCGTGAACAAACTACTGAAAGACTGGCAGGAATTGCCATGCAGAACCTGGTAAAATGGCTGCTCGAAAGGGTGAATATCATGCTGGGTTTCAGCGCTGACCACACCCTTACACTGCCGGAGTTCTGCTGGTGGATGGTACGTAACGATCTGGCTGACCTTATTCCTGAATCAGTGGCCAATAAAGCCCTCAGGATTAAGCCTGAATCGCACAACTCAGTGATGCGGGAAAGCGATATTGTTCCGTCATTACCGGCAACTGAAATCCTCCAGGAGAAAGTTAAGAAGATAGTCTCGGTGAAGGTCGATCCTGAATCACCGGAATCTTTCATGCTGAGGCCAAAGCGCCGCCGCTGGGAGAACGATAAGTACACCCGCTGGGTTAAGTCGCAGAAGTGCAGTTGCTGCAATAACCCGGCAGACGACCCCCACCACCTGATAGGCCACGGGCAGGGTGGAATGGGTACCAAAGCGCACGACCTGTTTGTGATACCGCTGTGCAGAGCGCATCACGATGAGTTGCACGCTGATCCTGTGGCATTTGAAGCGAAGCACGGCGACCAGTTGGCGCTGTTGTTTCGGTTTTTAGATCGTGCGCTGGAAATCGGCGTACTGGCGTAAGTGGAGACGCAACATGATCAATCCTTCAGAAGTTGGCAAATCCGGCGAGATGATTCGCCTTCGCACTCTCGAAAGCATCTGGGTACAGGGTAAGCTCCGCATGTGGGGCCGCTGGTCTTACATTGGCGGTGGTTCAGGCGGGAATATGTTCAACCAGCTTCTTGCTTCTGGGAAAATTACCAAGACCGCAATCAATGATGCGCTGCGCCGCATGAAGAAATCCGGCATCACAAAACCTGAGCTGGAAGCATACCTGCGCGAAATCCTCGACAGCAAAAACAAAAGCGGCCTGGCGTTCTGCTCCGACGAAGAGGGCCTTAAGGTGGATGGTGTTATTGCTTCGGTCCTGATGAATGATGAATACCGTGGGTTGTATGGCGTAATCGTTGACCGTCACCGGCTGCGTAAGAGCAAACTGCAGATGGCCAACGAGCTGAATGCAAAACACCCTGACTGGACACTTATCACATGCCGCCGCCGAATCGACACATGGGTAAGTTTGGCAGAATCGATCCTGTACGCTCCACTTTGTGACGCGTTTGGCACAAATAGCGACAGATTTAAGTTGCAGAGTGAGCAAGAAAGTGCTTAAATTGTGTTAGGCTCGGGACAGTAAAGCGTACTGAGCAACAGAACAAAACATAAACCCGCCACTGCTGCGGGTTTTTTATTTTAAGGGCTGCCTACGGGCGGCCTTTTTTGTTTCCCCTCGTTCTGAGAGGACTCACGGCAATAAGAGGGGGCTAAATGTCCGCAGAACCGATATCTGCTACGGCAACTGCTGGTGTTGCAGCCGGTACGACCGGAATCACCTTTGCCACGATGTTTCCAGAAGCTACGCCTGCCGTAATGCTTTGCTCACTTGCCGGGGCCGCACTTTATGTCCTGAGTAGTGAAGACCACAAACTCTGGAAGCAGATACTGTTCGCGCTTATCTCGTTCATTGGCGGGATTTACTGCGCAGCAACAGCATCTGAAATCATCGCGGCGCTTATCAATGCGGCATTAAGTCACCTTTCTCCGCCAGTTGCCGTGAAAGTATCTCCAGCCATTGGTGCGCTGGCGGCCTCAACGGTTTCTGTCACCGTCCTGCTTCGCGTTCTCAAGCGCTCGAAGACAGGAGACTTACCCGGATTGAAGGGGGAAGAATGACGTGGCAAACACTGATCCTGAACATTAACGCTGTTGCATGCATCCTTATCACCATACGTCTGATGTTCTTCAGGAAGCGGAGCTTACGCCGCCGCCGCCTGATGGAATTTCTCGCGTATGGGCTGATCCTCGCACCAGCGTTTACCGCTTTCCGCATCTGGCATGGTGATTACGTGCAGGTCGACTACGGAGAGCTGGTCGTCAATCTTGTTGTCTGCATAGCCGTATGGCGAGCAAGGGGCAATATCGCAAGAATCGCAGGGGAAAGCACAACGTGACCAAAGACGAAATATTTAATGCCATCCTCGGCAAAGAGGGCGGGTACGTTAATCACCCTGACGACAAGGGCGGTCCAACAAACTGGGGAATCACACAAGCGGTAGCTCGCGCTCACGGATTCACTGGAGATATGCGGAACCTAACCCGCCAGCAGGCGCTGGATATCCTGACGGCTGACTACTGGACAGGCCCACGCTTTGACCTTGTTTCTGAGGTATCACCATCCATTGCCGCCGAACTCTGCGACACAGGCGTAAACATGGGCCCATCGGTGCAGACCAAATGGTTTCAGCGCTGGCTGAACGTGTTCAACATTCAGGGCACGCTCTATCCCGATCTGATTGCAGATGGATTTATCGGTCCGCGCACTATCAGCGCGTTAAAAAGCTATCTTTCCCAGCGAGGAAAAGAGGGCGAGCTGGTAATGCTACGCGCACTGAATTGCAGCCAGGGTCAGCGTTATCTCGAGCTGGCAGAACAGCGCAGCGCGAACGAGACGTTTGTTTATGGCTGGGTAAAGGAGCGGGTGGTTATATGACGCTTGAGATGATTACCGGACTCGTTGTAGCTGTGTTTGCTGCTCTCGCCGCCGCGTTTGGCCTAGGTCATTCACGCGGCACAAGTAAAGCTGAAGCGAAAGCCGACCAGCAGCGCATCGAATATAACGCAGCGGCAACGGTCGCAGTAGCCGAACGCCGGGTAGAAGCAACGAAAGAGGCCAGCAATGTACAGCAGACTGTTAACCACATGCCTGATGACGATGTTGATCGCGAGCTGCGTGACACGTGGAAGCGTCCCGGTGGTGGTTGATACCGCATGTGACTGGGTAAAGCCAATCTATTTAACCGATCACGACATCGACGTTCTTGACCGCCAGACGAAGAAAGACATCCTGGCACATAACAAAGCGTGGCAGGCTAACTGCCAGAGTGAAATAAATATATCCCCTCGTGAAGATAGTAATTAATCCTCTTAAGGGGATATGTTTTTTATCGTGAGATAAATTTAAAGAACTCAATAATCGCGGTGGCAACAGTAACGGTGTTTGCTCCGTTAGCTATCCAGGCGCTTAAACCTGATTTCTTGAGCTTTCGGGCTAAGGTTTCAGGTTTCGGGTCTTCTGTTTTTTGGGTTTCTTCAATCAAAAGACGTAATTTTTGAATGTTAACACCCTGCTTAAAGAAAGCTAAAACTTCTTCAGGCACACCTGAATCAAGCTCCATCGCTTTGCCATTGCCTTGAAAAATGGAGCCATGTGATTCGATGTCTACATCACCTGAAGCTTTAATTCCAACACCATTATCAATAAAAACATTACCAAAAAGTCTAGCTTTGACCATATCGATTATCTCTTAGTTAATGCTGTGTGGGGTTTCAGTAATAATTTATTACTGAGATTAAAAATTCTACCCTATCCGCAATGCAAGATCCTTTCTGGATTTTTGCATAAATGCTAAATCGCTGGAGTTGCGATGAATGTCACAATTAACGGTGTCCAGTATGCTCCCGTCTATAATTCTTATGCTCGTATTGGTATAGCCATAACCACGCATAATCGCGCTAACGCCCTGAGCCGCGTACTAATTCAACATTTGCAATTTTTACCTACCGGCGCGCTGGTGGTTGTTATTGATGATGGTTCAAAACCTGCGGCGGTAGTGCCCGACGGCGTTCAACTGCTTCGCCATGAAACATCACTCGGGATTGTAGCTTCGAAGAACGCCAGCCTGTCAGCCCTGATGGATGCCGGGTGCGAGCATCTTTTTCTGTGGGATGATGATGCCTGGCCCATCGCCGACAACTGGCATCTTCCCTACATCGAATCACCCGAGCCACACCTGGCTTACCAGTTTCTCGATCTGGCTGGTCGCAATAAGCTGAATGACCTTTCGGTGCTTTACCGTGACGATCAGCATGTGGCGTACACCGGACAGCGCGGCGTGATGCTGTATTACCACCGTAGCGCCATCGAGAGGGTGGGCGGATTCGATCCGGTTTATGGTCGCGGCATGTACGAGCACAGTGACCTCGCCTTGCGCATCCATAACGCTGGACTGACTACGTGGGCTTACGCTGATGTCCTCGGTTCAGACAAGCTGATTCATTCCCTCGATGAGCATGAAGCGGTGGAGCGTTCGGTACCGAGGCCCGACCGCCAGGCGCTGGTGGAACGTAATGTGAAGATCCACAATGAACGACGTGATACCGGCTTTACCGGTTACGTTGAATATCGGCGTCAGCGCGACGTGGTTATCACTACGCTACTTACCAGCCAGCCTGACCCTCAGCGCGGTACGAAAATGACGGCCTCGCCTAACATGCTGACCAAGTGGGCGGCCTCGCTTCGGAATTGTGGGCGTATTGCGCTGGTGGATGAATTACTGACGGCCCCGGCAGATGTTGAGCTGTATCTCGTACCTGACGTAAAGATGAATGTCTATTTCCGGCGCTGGCTGCACATCTGGCAGCACCTGCGCGATCACCCTGAATATCGTTTCGTCTGGTGTACAGATGGTACCGATGTCGAAATGCTCCGCGCACCGTGGGAAGAAATGCAGCCCGGGAATGTTTACGTCGGTTCTGAACCGAAGACATACGCCGACACCTGGGCGAAGCAGAATCATCCTGAGCGTATCTATCAGGAATTCATTGAAGCGCACCGCGGCGATGTGATGCTTAACGCTGGTCTGCTGGGTGGCACCCGCGCTGATGTAATGGCGTTCGCTCACGGCATCATCCGTCTTTACTACCGGATCGAGAGTTATCGTTTCTGGAAGAAAGAACAGGCTGGCGCCGCGGTGGGTGACATGCTGGCGTTCGGTATTGTCGCGCAGTCATTCGCTGACAGGCTGGTCACCGGCCCTCTGGTTCACACTGTGTTTAAAACTGATGGTATCGGTAAGGAGACCGCATGGTGGAAACACAAGTGAAGTTTGTTGTGGTTGGCCATCACTCTCGCATAGGTCATGCGCAACGACTTGCCGCGCTGCTGGATGCTCATCTGCTTATTGATGACGGTAACCGCGGCGCGAACTGGAATCATCGTCGCGCTATCGAATGGGCTGCTGAGCAACCTTGCCGGGTAGTGGTGCTGGAAGACGACGCGATGCCCGTTCCTTGGTTTGCCGAGCTGGTGGTCGACTGGCTGACCCGTTTTCCTGACGACATGCTGAGCTTCTATCTCGGTACCGGCCGACCGCCGCAGTATCAGAAAGAGATTGCTGGAATGCTGGTGGAAGCAGACAGAGTAAACGCTGATTACCTTGTTCTTAGCAAACTGATTCACGGCGTATGTTACAGCCCTCCTCAGGGCAGGCTGGCGCGTATGCTTAACGCATGGAATAAAACGCTGGCAGCTGATTACGCCGTCGGTGAGTCATTCGGTGGCCGGGTGATTTATCCGTGTTACTCGCTGGTGGATCACGCTGACATGCCGACGGTTGAGCGTCACCCTGATAACGAGCCGAGGACAGAACGCCGCCGCGCATGGAGGCTGGCATGAACAAAGAGCCCCGCGTATATGGCAGCCGATGGGATAAGGCCCGTCTGCGTTTCCTGCAGCAGCACCCACTATGTGTGATGTGCGAGCAGCAGGGGCGCATTACCCCGGCAACGGTGGTTGACCATATCGAGCCCCACAAACTCAAAGATGCGCTTAAGTCAGGTAACCCGCTGGCCATATCGAAAGCACAGCTCCTGTTCTGGAGTAAAGAGAACTGGCAGCCACTGTGCAAAGTGCATCATGACTCAACGAAACAGAGAATGGAGAAGAGCGGCTCGGTAATAGGCTGTGATGCCAATGGGTACCCGCTCGATCCTGCGTCTCACTGGAGCACGTAATGAAAGACCTCAGCATTGAATACCGCAATGGAAAATTCGTTCGTCTGGTGATTGATGGCGTGGAGATGAAGGACGTGACATCCATTAAGTTCTCGCACGCTGTAGGCCAGGAGGTGCCGACTGTGACCGTCTCAGGGCATGTTGTCTCCGGGTGTGGGAAAGGGACTCAGAAACTCGTACAGGTAGACAAACATTCGGCATAGCGCGGCGGCGGCAAGTCGATTACCTATCATGTGAAGTCATTTCAAATGCAACGATATCAAATGAGAATGAATCGCATCAGGGCACGGGGGGGATCAAATCTTCAAAACCTTTGCCCCAAATGACCGCCGCCAAAGTTTGATTTTAACGCTAACCCGATTTTTTTAGTTTTAAGGTGTTGACATATGGCAGATAAACGAACCCGTTCCGACAGTTCGGCGGCAGCGGTTCAGGCCATGAAAAATGCAGCAGTGGACACCATCGATCCTCCGTCCCATGCAGGTTTGGAGAAAAAAGCCGAACCATTCTGGCATGACAATATCAGATCGAAAGCTCTGGATAGCTGGACGCCAGCCGACCTTTTGGCCGCCGTAGAACTGGCAAATAATCAGCTCTATATCACCGTTTTACGCAAGGATTTGCGCAAAGAGGAGCGAATCCGCGGAGAGGGCCGTGACGAAGGGCTTATCAAAGACCTACGCAAACAGATTGTTGAGCTGCAGCGAACTATTCTGGCTCAGCGCCGTGACCTGCAGATCCATTCCCACGCAACCAACGGCGAAAGCCGCGACCAGAAAAAACGCAATCAGAATGATCGTGATGCACGAAATACCAAAAACGAGCATCAGAGCCAGGACGACAACCTGATCGCCTTTCCCAAACACGGATAAATGACTATGACGCGAGGTGAGCGTGTAATAGCGTTCATCGAGCGCTATTGCATCGTGCCGGAAGGCAAGCTTCTGGGTAAGCCCATGAGGCTTGACCCCTTCCAGAAAGAATTCATCCTGGCGGTTTACGACAATCCAGTCGGAACCGATAAAGCGATACTGAGCATCGCGCGCAAAAACGGAAAGACTGGGCTGATAGCAGGTATCCTGCTGGCGCATCTGGTGGGGCCTGAAGCGGTACAGAACACACAGATCGTCAGCGGCGCGCTTAGCCGC